CCATAATCTCAACAATTTTATCTGCGTGATCCTCATTCGTAATAGATATATCAAGTTCATCATGCACTTGTATATGTGGTGTAATACCTTTTTTATGTAATTCAATCATCGCTTTCTTTGTCATGTCCGCAGCCGAGCCCTGTATTAATCTGTTTAAAGCTTTGTATGTGTAAGCACGTTTAATCCCTGGTCCGTGTTCCAAGAGCGCTGCATCATGAGGCAATGCCTTATGGATACCAAATTGATTTGGTTCCCATAGATGAAATCTGCACAGTCTTCCAAGTAACGTTCTAATCTTACCAGCGTTCTGTGCTCTGCTCATTACATTGTCCATCAATTTTTTAACAAATGGGACTTTGTCATGATACTGTCTAAATAGATCTTCCGCTTTATCTTTAGACACACCAAGTTCTGCTTGTAATTTATTTTTTCCCATACCATAGAACAGGCCAAGATTTATAGTCTTAGCCTGTGATCTAGGTATCT